TCTTTGCCCTGTAGTTTCACCTATTAAAGTGATTACAGATTCTATGTCTCCTGAAATATCTGCATTTGGCTGATTCCATAATATTGTAGGAGTAATTTCTTGAACAGTTCCATACTCTATTTTGTCTTCAATTCCTTCTCCTTTTACTACTATTGAACCTTTGAACAGCAAGTCAATACACATTAACTCTTCTCTTCTTGAGATTTGTTCTTCAAATTCGGCAAATGACTCACCTATTTTCTTAGCCTTTTTTTCCTCTGGTGACATTCCTCCGTAGATAGTTTCTCCAGCTGATTTAGTTAAGAAAAGTTCTTGTGCTGAGAAAGTTCTTTTTGGTGCTACTTTTGGAGCACTGTAGTATTTAGACGAATAACTTCTTTTCACTACTTCAGTTCCTGGTATTAACTCAGAAACGAAAGGAGCTACTAATTGTTTACCTTTTCTGTACTCGATTTCCCATTTTGATGTTTCATGAGGATCATGTTTTGCAAAAAACATATCTCTGATAAATGTCTTTGGTTTTATAACTGACTGGTCATATAATCCTAAAAATTCTAATAATACTGCCATTAATATCTACCTCCTAATTCTTTTACTATTATTCCTTTATCTCTTGCTTTTTTGATAAAGTCTGATTTTACTGTTGCTGCTTTTAATTCAAGTCCTTCGAAAATAACTTCTCCAAACACTACAACTGTAGTTTTAGTCTTAGCTGTAGTTCCATCAGCTGTTTCTAAAACTATTCCGAATAAATCTGTTCCATCAGATAATTCTGCACTTGCATTTACTGCTTGCCCTCTCTTAACTGATTTCCCTTGTGGTACTTCTAATTCCATAACTTTGTGACCTGTACCACTTAATAACTGGTCAACTCCGTACTCATTACCTTTTTCTATAAAGCTCATTTTGTACCTCCTGTCTTTTTATTCATATACTTTAAAATATTACATACTGGTATTCCTACAACACTCCCTGAACCTTCTTCAGCTCTTGGTGCTACAGGAACAGGTGTTGCTTGACTCTCTTCTTGTATGTTTTTAAGAGTCTCTTTGTTTTTTTCTTTTTTGATATTTAATATTTTTAATGCTAAGTTTGCAGCATCAACTGGTTCTTTGAATTTAGCCATATTTACAACATCATCAAACCCTGCTATTTCAAGATTTTCAATTGCTTCAATTCTGTTTCTTTCTCCTTGAATTGCTGAATTAACTATGTTTTCATAAAGTTCTGGATAAGTTACTTTGAATTTCTCTACAGTCATTTCTTCTATATTTGTAACTGCATTTTGAGTTGCTCCAGGAGCAGGTTCAGTTACAGGTTCTGCAGGTTTAGATCCTGGGAAATTCTTAAATTTAGAAATATCAAAAGCTAAACTATTTACAATTAGTAAATTATTAACATTTTGTAAATTTTCCACTTCTCCAACTATCTCATCTACGAATCCATACTCTTTAGCTTCTTCAGCATTGAACCATTTTTCTTCGTCCATAAGTGCAGATAGTTCTTCTTTAGTCTTATCTTTAGCTTTAGCTAAGTAAGTTTCTAAGATACTATCTTTAACCTTATCTAAAAGAATTCCAGTTTTTTCCAGCTCTTGCTTATTTCCATAAGCCCATGTTAATGGGTTATGTATCATAAACATAGCATTTTTTGGCATTTTTACAACATCACAAGCACTAGTTATAATCGTTGCGGCACTTGCTGCAAGACCATCTATGAAAGCTGTAACTTTAGCCTTGTGATTTTTTAAAGTGTTTGCTATTGCCACAGCAGCAAATACACTTCCACCAGGTGAGTTGATGTGTACATTTATATTTTCTACATCACCTAAATTCCCGATTTCTTCTTTGATTGTTTTGTCACAGACATCGTCCCAATACTCCTCTGAACCGATAGTTCCATACATCACAATATCAGCACTTTTAGTTTCGTCATTCTTCGTTATGTTCCAAAACTTCTTTGTCATTTTCGGCATTGTTAATCATCACTCCTTTTTCTTCTAATAATTTGTTTTCCTTTGCTAAGATTCTTACATTTTGCTCAAAATCACCCCCGTTAAGTTCGACAGTTTCTTTTGTTCTAGTAGAGAATCCTTGTTGAACTCTTAAAGTACTTGCTTTGACTTCTTTAAGTGGGTCAAGTTGTCCTTGACTCGGTCCATTCCATTGAGCTCCACTCCAAGCTTTTGTTAGCAATGGATCTTCTCCATAGTTCTTCATATCTACTCTACCTAGCAAATATGCTTCTCTTAACCACTCTTCATAAACTACTTGTGTAAAATTGCTAGAGAACCAATCTCTTCTCTTTCTAAACATTTTCCAAGCTTCTAATAAAGCAGCTCTACTTGCTGAATAACTAGCAGTAAAATGCTTAATTAACAACTCGTAAGGAACTTCTAAAGCAGCTCCTATTTGTCTTAAAATTGAAGTAACGAAAGGGTCAAACTGTGCATTAGGTCTACCTGGATTAGTTGCGACAACCTTTTCTCCAGGATTAAGTCCTTGAACTAGACCTGGTGTTAGTTCTATAGTTTCATCATTAGAACTATCAATCTGTTCTGTTTCATCTAAGACTTCGTGGTCTGCAATATTAGCCCCTTGAGTATTGTCCTTATCACTCTCAATAAATATCGCATACATCCCACTTACAACTGCCGCCATAAGTTCTGCGTCTGTATATCTATCCAGTTGCTTCAGTGCTTCGATTACTGGAGATAGAATAGGTATACCTCTGACTTGCTCAGGTCTTTCGGCTAGCATTATGTGTAAAATGTTTAACTGCTCTTGCTTTCCATAAACAGAAATAAAGTCAGTTTCTACATTTCCTGATACATCGAGAGGGTGTTTTCTTGCAACATAATATCCAGAGATTCTATTATTATTGTCGATTTTCACTCCATCAACGATAGTTTCATCATTTTGCAATATAGAAGGTGTCATAACTCTATCAGGCTCAATTATTTGTAGCTTTAAACTATATGGATTCTTTGGTGTTTCAAAATAGTTAAATTTTACAAAACATTCACCATTCAAGAGAATTGTTAGGAATACTAGGTCTTGAACCTGGTCAAAATTAAGAACTCCCATCTGTTCAATTTTATTGTCTGCCCACAATTTAAATTCTTTTTCAATAGTAGTTTCAATTGCTTCAGCTTCTTCTTCACTAATCCCTAAAGTTTCATAGTCAATTGCTGATTTTAGCTTTAATCCGCTACCAATAACGTTTGAATTGATAGTCTTCATGACTCCTTGAGCAACAGGAGCCCCCATATACAAGTCCCTTGACCTTTCAACTAACTTTTTCCTGTTCTTGTAGATGTCTTTTTTTACACCTCCACCAGTAGAAATCCAGCCTTTCATAGAACTTTTTGTGGTAGATGCTCCGTGATTAGAATATCCTGTGTTCAGAATTTCTATTTTTTTTCTAGCTACTTCTCTTTCAAGAGCCTTTTTTGGATTAAAAAAAGCAATAGTTTTGTCTAATAAATTCATTTTTCACCTCCTTTTGCAACAAAAAAAGAAGATTAAAACCTATAAATCTCTAGGTATTACCCTTCTTCCTAATTTTTTTCTTCCATTATTATTTAATTTGTCAAGTTCGCCCTCCCAGAAGGCTCTTCCTTTTCTAATTTCAGATAAATCTTCTCTCACAAGCTCTCTTGTACCAATTTTATAACTTTTTCCAGTCAGTACAGCTATTTCCGCCTTTCTATAGACTTCAATCATCTGTGAGCACTCTTCTCTAGTGTAATTCAATTTATAAGCTCACTCCTTTCGATAAAACTCTTCTTTTTGATACTTTCGTAGTCTTTTTTGTAGCTTCAACAGTATATTTTTTACTTAAATTAGGATTTGCTATTTTTAAAGCAGCATAAGCATAGTTCCTTAAATCCAAAGGTTCATTTCTCTTAGTTCCTACTACTTTCCAGATAGTTTTTTTGACTCCTTTTTCCCAAACAGTTGTCTTAACTTCAGATGTTAACCCTTTGAAATATGCTTCATCATAGCCCCTGTCTACGTTATTTGGAAAGTGCATATACATAGAACCAGGTTCTTCAATTTTTAGTCTAGCAAGTATTGTCTCTTTCCCAGTATTAACTCCCAGAGTAAACAATGATATTTGCATTCTGTTAGTCCTAGATGGCTTAGATACAAAAGCTACTCCATCTCCACCTTTACCCTTAATACCGAATACCCTTCTAAACTCCCTAGGTTTGATGTATTGATATGCTTCTTGTGTATAATGTCCTCCTGTATCTATACAAGTACAAAGAATTCTTATTTTTTCACCATCTGCATACTCAAATTCTGTTTCCAGGAATCTATCCAGTTGCTCCCAAACATCATTTTGACCAGGTGAGCCTATAAATTGCTTATAGTAAATCCCCCAAGACTCTTCTCCTAATCCCCAACCTACGACTTCAATTTCTAATCTATCGTCTTGAACATCAACTCCAGCGGTTAAAACTTGAACTTGGTCTGGAATTTCTGCTGTATACTCTTCTTTTCTCTTAGAAACATCTAAGAAATCTATCTTTTCTACTTTTTCTTCCCATGTTTGACCGAGACAGGTATTTGTAAATACCTTCATCATTTGCATATTACCTTTTGCAGCTTTAAACTTTTTTATAATTTCTGGCCAGGTAGAAAATGGACTATATAACTCTGAAATATGAAAGCCTCTAACACTCCAATCGTCCACTTCTTCCTGAGGTTGCCATATCCCGTGAATCATATTTCTTTTCCATTCATGCTCACTTGAAATTTCTAAACAGTCAGAACATTTATGCCCAACTGGGTCAAAGATTATGTTTCTCCATTCCAATTTTTGAAATGAGCCACATTTTGGGCATGGTATATAAAATTCTTCTTTTGTTGAGTTCTCATACTCTTTCTCAACTCTTGAATCGCCCTTGATAGTTGGTGTACTCGTTATAACTATTTTCTTATTCCAGAAAGTTTTAGTTCTTTCAATCGCTAAGTTTAATGGATCTCCTTCTCCACCAACATCACTTTTAAATCTATCCACCTCATCTGCAAGTAGAATTCTTAGCGGTCTACTCGATAACTCAGCAGCAGAATTACTTCCAACCAATGTGATATACCCGCCAACAAATTCTTTTTGTAGTTTGGTATCTCTTCCGTCAACTTTGTTTAGAATCTTGTTTTTTAGCTGAGGTGTACTCTGTATCATGTCATCTAGTCTTGTGCTAGAAAAGTCTTCCGCTAAATCTTTAGTCGGCAAAAGATACATGATAGGAGCAGGGTCATAGTCAGCATAATAGCCAAATACATTCAATAAAATTTCAGTCTTAGATAACTGAGCTCCATACATCATCACTATTTTAGTTGTTTTTTTATCAGAGATAGCTTTCATTACTTCTCTTTGAAATGGTACTCTGTCAGTTTTCCATCTTCCTGGTTCTGCTGATGTTTTAGAACTTAAAATTCTATATGAATCAGCCCAAGTATCTATAGTCAACTTTGGTGGAGGCTTCAATGTTTGGAATATGTCAGCAAATAGATTAATTGTTTTTCTTAGACTTGGATTTTCTACTAGATCCTTTTCCTTTGCTTTTTTCATCTTCCACCTCTTCTTCATCTTCCAAAATTATGTTTTTATTTTTAAACAATTCTGGACTATAATCACTTAATTCTAACAAAACATCTTCTATAGAACTCAAAACTATATCCTGAATGTCTCCAAGATTATCGCAACCCACAACCAAAGGTGCTATTTTGTTAGGTACTGCTAACAATTTCCCTTTTAAATTCGTAAGCATAACTGTCATAACTTTTCTAACTATGTCAGCTGAGTGCAGTTCGTTTTTCAATTCTGATATTTTTATACTTTTTAGCTCTATATCTTTTTCAATTTTTTCAGTTTCTTTTTTGAGTTTTGAGTCTTTCAAATCTACATCAGCAGAGTTTTGTTCTTTAATAAACTCAATAAAACCTTTTACACTCTCTACGAGTAAATATTTACCTCTGTTTTCACTTTTTTTCACAATGCCATCTTGAGCTAACATTCTGATATATCTATCTGTCACCCCAAACATCTCCGCAAGTTCAGGGCTACTAACCATTTTTTCTTCTATGTTCATTTTTCACTCCTTAGGAACGGAAATCGTTAAAATTTTGACCAATATTCAGGTGGAGCTCGGGATTCGCGAGACCCGCTTGACTTTTTTATATTCTGAAAGAACCTATTTTCACTATTTTGATGATTTTCTTCTTTCGATATGTTCTAAATTTGGCGGAGAGTACAGGACTCGAACCTGTAAATCCATTAGGACAACAGCTTAGCAGACTGCTCATTTACCAATTAATGTAACTCTCCAGTCGAAGGTAGCAAATATCTACCTTTGTGCACTTTGACTCACATTTTTGTTTATAGCCGATATAATGCTGAAAGTGGGCTAATCAATAAAAAAACTCCCACAGGCAACGTATTGCACACATTTAAGTGTAATGGGAGTATTGATGTTATTATGGCTGGAGATATTGGACTTGCACCAATGACATTTTACTTAACAGGCAAATGCTCTAACTAACTGAGCTAATCTCCAATATTTGGCAGATGCCTTTTTAGAGTAGGGCATCAATGACTACTACCAAAAATTAAGGAGGATTCTATGAATCCGTTAATCTCAATTTCTTCATGCTATCATACTAACACATTTTTTTTAGCTTTAAAATAGACACTTTTTAGCGCCTTTTTAGTGGGTTTTTAGCGTTTTCTAAAATTCTATTAATCTTTGTGCCTTAAAATGGACTTTTAAAGCTCCTAGTATCCTATTTCTCATTTTATATGTACTAGTCACGTGTACTTCTAACTTCTCCGCTATTTCTTCATATGTTAAACCTTGAAAGTATTTTAGCTCAATGAATTTAAAGTCTTTATTATCTTTCACCATACTCAAGCACTCTTCTATTCTGAATATCATTTCTCTATAACGACTTATATTATTTGATATTCTTTGCTTCAGCTCCTCTATTTGTTCATATTCACTTTTTATTTCATACCCATTTCCACCTTGCCCTCCGACACCACAGCATTTTTTTAGTTGTGGATTAGCTAGATACTCAGTTTCTTCTTTTATCCTATTTTTATACTTAGGATAACTGTATAACACATCTTCAATTTCTTTCAATACTATTCTTTGTTCCTGTGTTGCCATTATCTCACCTCATTCTATTATTTCTAATTGATTATAGATGTCACTAGGGATATTCCCTTTCCATTGAAAACTATTTTTTAAAATGTAATCGTTGTAAGCAATAGCTGTTCTATTTGCTCTTATTTTAGCTTGTGTTGCGAGTTCTACATCTGTATTTTTATAAGCTTCATAGGTTAATTTATCTGATTTATATGTTGCAATCATTGCCCTAGCAGTATCTTCAACTTTTTTTAATCTTTCATAACTTACATTATCAATTGCTTTTTGATATGTGTAATTAACTTTTTCATTAAAAAAACCAAAACCATATGCCATCAAAATTGATATCATCATTCCAACTATCCCTATTATCAACTGTCCTATTATTTTCATTTATTCTCTCCAATTTCATATTTAACTATCGGATTTTCAACTTTCATAGGTATATCACTGTATAAGTATGTTCCTGTCCATTCTATGTACTTCCCGTCATTTGTAAAAAAGAATATCCCCATGTTATCGTTTTCTCCATAGCTTCCATCTACATCTGGTAGCCAATCATTAGTATAATCACCACGTGAATAATATTCACTATCTGGAGTTAAAAAACTATTTAAACTTGATACTTTCCCATCTACTGTAAATGATCCTACTATCCCTCCATTTTCAGTAAATAAAACTATATATCCGAATGGTTTTACAACTGGACAAGGTAGGTTAACAGCTTTTTCTCTTTGTCCATTTACCCAATAAGTTCTACGGATTAGATTATATCTTTCTAAACTATAGTCTATATCATTTGGAGTAGGTTGATTTTCTGCTAACTTATTTCCCAGTCTTGCTGTTGATCGAATATCCTTGTCTGTTCCAAATTCTTCACAACCTCCAAATAACATAATTAAACATAATACCATTAATATTTTTTTCATTTATCTCACCTCTGTTATAATATTATCTATGACTTCTAGTTCTTTTCCATCAGAAGAGTAAATATCTCTCATTCTCTTAGAAAATTCAATTTTCTTTGCTTCTAATTCTTCATCAGTCATACATTTTTCTTTAAAAATGTGACTATTTATTATCCTTACTTGATTCCCATCTTTTACTCTTAACTCTTGCAGATACTCAACCATCAATCCCACTCCTTTCCAAGCTTAATGGTGTTATCTATCATAAAATCATCACCACATTCCTTTGCTATTAATCTTTTAACCCACTCTAAAGCTTCTATCTGTCCTTTTGCTTTATAGTATTCTTTTATACTTTTAGTAATACTGTTATCATAGTCTATTTCAAATTGTTTACTTTCAATTTTTTCAAATAATTCTGATTCATCTATCATAATCAATTCCCCCTATTTCTTATATTTTCCATTCTTATATGATTCTAATTTCTCAATATGCTTCTCAAAATCTTGCTCAGTTAATCCAGTTACTAACAAGAGATTTACAGTAGCAGTTATTAAATCTAAAGCTTCTGCTTTAAAATTATCCATATTTTTAATTGCTGTAAAAGTACTGGTTTCTCTCACTTCAGCTAATAACTCTTTGTACTCTTCTTTAACCTTGCCCAACTGAGCTGCTTCGTTTGCATAAGCTATTGATTTATAGTTCGTTAGTTTATTTAAGTCAATTTTCATTTTCTCCATCCCATTCAGCTATACTTTTAATATCATCTTCATAATTACCACATTTTTCACATTCTACATTTGTTTCATAATCACTTTCTTCTAACCCTAAAGGATACCCATCCTTAGCATATCCCCCATATTTTTCATATCCTCCTACAACTCTTTCTATAAATTCAGTTCCTCCACAGTGTTTACACTTCCACATTTTCTCCTCCTATTTTGTTATTTTTTTGTAATTGAAGAAGCTAATATTTTATAACAATCTTTGCATACTAAATAAACTCTATCCCCATTCAAAAAATTAAAAGTCAATTTTTCTCTTATCCATTTAGTATTTTTGTGACTACAATTTATTTGTTTTATTTTCATTTTATTTTCCACAATCCTTTGTCAATCATATATTTTCTTGGATCATCATCTAATACTACTCCACAATCAGCACATATAACTTTAAGTTCATCTTCTTTTTTTGAAGTAAACGGATAAATTGTTCCTGCCAAAGTTGCTTTTTCATGTCTACAGCCATTTTTTGAATGTTTATTATTTTCGATTTTATTCTCTCTCACTTTAGCCCAAAAATCTTTGTATTCTTTAGATTCTAAAACTTGCTTAGCTTCGTCAGAAAATAAAAAATAATTTCCTAAATCATATCTTTCATTATCTAAATCATTTCCATAGTCCTGAGTTTTCTCAACTCTTGAATTGTTTATAAAAAAATATATTCCTTTAAATTTTCTCATTGGCTTCCTCCTTGAAATAATAGCTAAAACTAAAGCAGCAAATAATTCTTTATCATCAGCATGCACCAGCTTCCTCCAGTCTTATGACACTGTCATCAATTTCTCTAAGCCACATAGTTTTAAAATCCTCAAATACATTAAATACATCAGTTATCATAGATTTCAGAACTACTCCTATCATGTTTCTTTTATGCGAATTGATAGTTCCAAGCATCATAATTACAAAAAATATAGTCCTAAGAAGTTCTAAACTGTCTCCAGTTTCTTTATGCTCACAAGCAGTAAATGCTTCATCTAAAATTTTAATAACATCTTTTTCAACTCTATAATTAATCTGATTCTTAAATTTATCAATGATTTTATCAGAAGTTTTTATAGTTCTTGTCAAAATAGCTTTGTAATATCTATTTAGAACCATACCCTCTTTATCCCAAAGTTCTCTGTTAATTTTTAGATATTTGTTTATAAGATAAATCAATGTAATTCCTTGCATATCTCCATCTTTGTGAGTAACTCTTATTTTTTGCATAGCTCCTCCAACAAATATCCTAGATATTCGTAAGCTTTCTTATAATCTTCAATTCCATTTTTCTTTCTAGCTCTCATTACATATTTTAAAATGTTTCCAACACAAACAGCTTCAGAACCTTTCATGTCTTTTACAACTTCAAAAATAACATCTTTTACTTCAATCCCTAAATCACCAAGCATATAATGCTTTGGAGATTTAACATTATCTACTTCAGAAGTTTCAGTAGTTTCACTTTCAATAATTTTTAATATTCTATTTTTAAGTCTTTCGCTAGCTTCAACTTTTCCACATTCTAAATGTGACAAATAAGGTTGTGTTACATCAATTTTCTCAGCAAATTCCTTTTGATCTATATTATTATTTACTCTATATTCTTTTACTCTTTTTCCTAAACTCATTTTTTATCCTCCAACTTAAAATAGCTATTATTCTTGACACATATTTATTACTGATTTTAAAGTTTCTATTTGTTGCATGTATTCATCAGAAATTTCATCAAAACCATTTTTTTCGTAATAAATTTCAAACTTTTTTTCAAATCTTTCTAGTGTTTCCTTAACTTCTGCCATACACATATCTTTTATATAATCAAGAATTTCTATAACAGAATAATTATTTCTTCTTATGCTTTCCTCAATTCCATCTCTTTTTAAAAATTCTTTAGTATCTTTTATTCTTTCAACTGCATATTCTTTTATTTTCATTTTATCCTCCTAAACAAGCTTTTAACATCATATAAGCATCTGCAACATCATCACTATCTGCTATTTTCCCTGTAAATTCATTGAATTTATTCATCATAAATTCTTTTTGTTCTTTTCTCTCAAGTGGTAAATTATCAAATTTATTTTTCCAGAACGCAGCTGGCACTAACAATAAATCTATTTTTAATTTTTTTAGATTGTATGTAAGCATTCCTCTTATCTCGGATAAAATCGATATTATACTAGAATTCAACCCTAAATACGTGTCCTCAACAATAACTAAATCTATTGCTGCACCTTTTATCTTTTTTGAAGTTTCTAATACTTTTACTATTTCATTAATAATTAAATATCCTCTTTCTCTAAAATCTTCTAAATCAGCTTTTATAGTTTTCCATCTCACTATTTTCCCTTTACAAGAATAAGCAATACCAACTGATCTAGTAGCTAAATCAATACTCAAAACATTTATATTTTTGATATTAGAAGGGATAGAAACTTGATTTTTAGGTTGCTTCACTAACCTATTTCTTTCTTTTAACCTTAACTCTTCTTGAATTCTTTTCATTTTCTTTCTTTGAACTATATCAATGCAAGTTCCTTTTCTGATTTGATTGAGAGTAGCCATTTGAATATTTTTAGTTTCAATAAACTCAATATCATAGCAGTAATTATTTTTTTCTTTAAATAGATACTTAATAACATAAAATTCTTCATCATTTTTATTTTTAAATCTCTTATTTACTATCTCATTGACATCTATCTTCTTCCCCATATTTTTACTCCGTTTTTATTTATATAATGCTTCTTCATTTTTTCTATAAATCTTATATAAATTCCTTAAATACTCCTGTGCTTGTGGCTTCAAGTGTTCAAAGTGCCATTTATGTTTTTTTACTAAATTTAGTAATTCTTGAGAAGAATTTGCAGATAAACACATATACCAGAACTCTATTATTTGCATTTTCACTCCTTTTTATTTTAATATACCCATTTAGTATAGTTTCATTTTTTCTTTTAATATCAATACTTGTATTTTTATTTAATATAATTGTTTATTTTTTTAATATAAATAGGTAACCGTTTTAAATATCCATTTTATCAAAAGAGTAACCTATTTTTAAAAAAGTAACTTTTAAGGTAGCCCTAACAAAGCCAGATTTTACCTATAAAGTAACCCGGTAGCCTTATTTTTTACTTTTCCTCGCGTAAGATGGGTATATATTAATTTTTAACTATATATATATAAATATATGTCTCTATTTTTCATTTTTTTTGGTTACCGGGTTACTATTGCCATTTCTTCTATATTTGAAGTGGTTACCTGCAAGGTTACTCGTGGTTACTAAGGTTACTATTACCATTTTTTCACACTTTACTTAACTATTTTAAACCTAACAATCTTACAATTTTTAGTTTCTTGGCTAAAAGGATCTATCTTTATTTTCTTTTGCTCGTTAGTTGAAATAATGAATTCTTCTTCTATTAGCTGCTTTCTTAAAGTATTCATATCTAACAATTCAAGAGTTGAATTAGTTTTTCTTTTTTGTTCATCAATAGCCGTATAAAGAAGTTGAAATCTAGCCCAATGTTCATTAGGAGTTGATACATAAAAACTTTCTAAGTTTTCTATTCCAGCATCTTCCACTAATTTTAAAAGTTCAATAAAGTTATCTGTTGTTGTATACTCTTTTGAGAAATCTGTATTTAAGAAACTTACAAAATTAGTTATGATATTCATATCTATCTTTAAAACTCTTGAGAGAGCTTTTAAACCTTTTAGCAAACAATTTAGGTTATATAGTTGCCTTTCATCTTTTACTTTATTTAAAATGGTACTGTCAGTAACTATAACACCATTTTCAAGTCTATCTATCAAAGCAGCTTTACCAAGTTTTTCTAAAATATCACTATTTTTCAGTTTCTTATAAATTTCAAAGTCTCCTTTATTCTTTTTTGTAAGACTTGTACTTATCATTCTATTTTGAATACTTACATCACTTAATTTTGTTTCTCCTGATATAATAAGTGGAGTACACAAATGAAACTCTGCTAACTTATTTGTTGTGTTTCCTTGATTTATAATTTTGTTATCATAAACAGATCTAATAGTTGAATATAAATCGTTCATTTTTTCTAGTTGAAATTTACCTGTTATCTTAACTTCGTCTATAGCCCAAGGTGTAATATTTGAGCAGCTACTAAAGCTTCTTATTTGATGATTAGATAGAGTGGATAAACTTTTTATATTTTCCCTTCCACCAAATAAAATTCTTGAAATAAACTCAACGTATTCAGTTTTTCCTATGCTCGTTGTCCCAGAAACTTCTAGGATAGGATAAGTTCCTTGAGTATGAAATCTACCTAATGCCCAGCAGATTCCTAACAAAGATTGATTTATATCACTTCTCATATAAATCAAATTCTTTTCAAGCCATTCTTTATCTTCTGTTGTTAAAGCTCCTATTTCAGAAATTTTTGTAATCTTTAAATCTCTTTTATCACACACAACATCTGAATCTTCATCATAGTATTTATTATTTCTTATTCCGTAATACTCTATTTCCTCAATGTACTTCTCTTGATTTTCTTCTTTTAGCCAATCAATAAATTTTGGAATTGTTGATGGACTACCTAAATACACTCCCATAGCTTCTGCAATTCCTTTTATAGATAAAAGATCAGATATTCTAGCTTTAAACTTTCTTTCTCTTCCATTATTTATAGCTTTTCCTATTAAAAAATTTTCAGAAAAGGCTTCTACCTCAACTAAGAAATTACTAACTCTAACAGTTTCTTCTCCACCATAATAGTTGTATCCACCATCATCAATTTTGAAATTTCTAAATCCTGTTTTTATTTGAGTACATGATTCTAATAGATATTTATATACTTTATCTTTTCCATTTTTCACTAGAACTTCATTTACATCTTTTTTCTTATAGAAATAAGTCTTATAAAGTGGAATTAATAAATCTCTTAATTCATGAACTATTCTTTTTCTTGCTTCTACTCCAGCTTCATCATCATCTGTTGCAATGATAATTTTTTGAAATTTACTAAGCCAATTTTTTTGTGTTTTGATACATTTAATATTTGTAGCTCCAGAAGGTAATGAAACAGTATTTTCTACTCCAGCTTCTAAAGCACTAAGTAAATCTATTTCACCTTCAACAATGACTAAATAATCAAAATCTGTTATATTTTGCCAATTTAAAAGATAGTCTAAGCAACTACCTTTCTCACTCCATAGCTTTTTATCTAAACTTCTATATTTAACTCCAACAACAGTTTCACCGTTAGTAACAGGTATCATCATACTTTCATGAGAACCCATTCTATATAGTCTGTTAATGTTATCTTCGTTTTCTATACCTCTGCTTTTTAGATATTCAAGCCATTTTTTATTTAATTTTTTTGAGTTATATATTAAAGAAGAAAAATCATAAATTCTCTTTTCTCCTGTTTTTTCTTCTATTCCATTAATATTCAACTCTTTTTGTATCTCTGGAAATTCACTTATATGTCCACTTTTTCCAGTTGAATGACACATATACTTTCCACTATTTACATTTACAGAAAAACAAGGATTATCTTTTTTTACTTTTTGGCAGACTGGACAGTAATCCAGTCTTGCCTCATCTCCATAATGCTTTATTTTCATTTTGATTCCCCTCCATTAAAACGGGAATTCTTCAGGTAATTCCTCATTCTTTTCTTCTGTTTTTTCTTCAGTATAATTATTACTTGGTTTCTCAATAGGAGCAGCACTTTCAAATTTCTTTCTGAATCTTTCATAAATTTCAGGATTCTTTTTATTTTGAATTTCATCAGCAGTTTTCTTACTTTTAATATCATAATATCCTATGATGTTATATCTTAAATACTCTCCATTTAAACTAACTTCTACTATCACACCAATTTTTTTATCTGCAAGTGCAGGGATAAAAACTTTGTTTGGACTTTCTACTGGAACCAGGTCCTTATTTTTTAACTTACATAAATAAGTTAATTTATTTAATTTCTTTCTAGCATATTCATTTTCAGTTCCATCAGCTTTTATAAAAAACTCTACTGGATAAAAATATTGTTCTTCATCAGTTTTTAAAACTAATTTAAGTCCTTTAGATTGAGAACCATTTTTACAACTTATTATTAATGCTTCCTCAATAGTACAGTTATACACTCCACTTTTATCAACTACTCCACTCTTTTCTTTAGTTTCTTCTCTTAAATCTTCCTCGTTTTCTGTCCATAAATTCATCATATTTATTCCCTCCTATTATTAATTAAAATATTCATTTGATTTTTGTATTACATAATTTAAGTCGTTTGGAATTCTTAATTCATCAAACATTCCTTTAGGACTTTTACAAGTGTCATTACCATTGTTTTGGGTTCTAAAATAATAAACACCATCTTCAATTTCTGTTGCTAAAACTATAGTGAATCTACCTTCTAATCCAACCTTATCATCAATTAATTTTCCTATAGTTTTTGCTTTTTTTCTTCCATCATCTGTAACTTCTATATGTTGTAAAAAGATTACATTTATATCTTCTCTCATAGAATTAGCTTTATCAACTAAGTTATAGAAGTTTTGCCCTATCTCAGTAAACTTCTCATAACCTTTTTCTTTTGCTCTTCTCATAAATTCATTTGCCATTATGTATTGAGAATCATCTATAATAATATTTTTAATTTCTTTTTCTTTATCTAAAGTACTTAAGATTTTCATAATTATTTCAGGTCTATCACTTATAAATCTATTACCTTTCGGATTTTCTTTGCTTCTTAAAGAATATCTTTTTTTAAAACTTTTGAATGGTAAAGGTTTATCAACAGCTTGAATAATAAAAGTTTCCTTTTCATTTAAATTCTCAATGCTTGTAGATTTTCCTGTTCCACTTTCTCCAAGAATCATTATCATGTTTGCCATATTTATCACTTCCTAATTAATGAAATTAATTTTCCAATAAGCTTCTTTGTTGCTTCTATGTCTTCTAAACTATCATGAGCTTTTAACTCAATTCCAAAATGTTTACACCAAGTTTCAAGTTTATTATTTTCTAAAACTGGTAAAATCTCAGCTATCTGTAATAATCTAATTGAGTATAAAGGATCTAACATAGAAGAATCTAAATAGCTAAATATATATATTTATCAAGAAGATTTATAAATTGTTTATAAACTTCTTTTTCTTCAACATATTTATCTGTTTTTAGGTCCTCTAATGTTCTTCCTTGAACTTCTAAAGCTTTTTCAGTTACTTCTGAATTTTCAAAAGGTTTTATGTAAAAATTAAATTTTTCTACATCTTTTTTATCAATTCTTATTATTCCTGAAAGTTGTATTAGTGCAGCTTTCTCTGGATTAACTCCACCTGTTTCTGTATCTATAAAAATTATCTTATTCATTTATCCTCCTTACTTTATATTTAAACTATTCTTTTCTACTATATTTGCACCTTGCACATTTTCTCCAGCTTCAATAGCTTTCTTAATTTCAGTTTTTGAGATTTTTTCTTTTGTTTCTACCTCAATAAACTTTTTATCTATTAAACTTTCATCATAGATATTTACTGATTTTGATTTTCTTAAACTTAAATTTCCAAGTTCAGTTTCTATTTTAGTAATTCCCATCATTTCCATATTTCTAACTATGTATTCTTTTCTACTATTTATTTGATTAGAAATAGATTTTTTTAAAGCTTGAAGTCTTTTTATTTCTTCATCAACTCCATTTAACATTGCTTCAGAGTTTTTAAAAGATTTAATTATACCTGCACCTTTTGTTTGTAATTGTATTTGAAGTTCTTGCTCTAAAATATCAATTACACCATCATCTTTAACTTCTCCAGTTTCTTCATCTATACAACTTAAAAACAATTCATCTAAAGCTCTCATTTCTTTCGTTATTTCATATAATTTCATTATTCTTCCTCCCATTCTAAATCGTCATAAGCATATCTAATTGCTCTATCTATTATTTCTTGTCTTGATAAACCACTTTCTTCAACCATTTCATCAATATACTCAAGAGTTGAATGTCTAACTCTTACTACTTCAGTAAGTCTTCCAGCAACTCTCTTTTCTTTTTTCTTTGGTAATGTAAACATACTCTCTAGCTCCTCTCCTTATTCCATCATCGATAAAGGCATAACGATATAGTCAACCTTGTCTTTACTAAACTTAACAGCACAATTACTATTTTTTCCTATTGCTAAATCAAACTTACTATTTTTAATCCATTTAAACCACAAATCTAAGTATCTACAATTAAGATCAGTTACTAAACTTGTTCTATCTTTCTCTAGCTCTAATATCTCTAAAACTAGTTTTGAGTTTTCGTTTGGATAAGCTTCAACTATTACTTTTCCATTTTCAAACTTAAAGTATTTTTTGTAATGCTCATGACCCAATTGAGTTTTTAACATCTTCCAAACTACGTTTTCGGCAAAATTTACTGAAGGAAATGCCTCAGTATAAGTTTCATAATCTAATCCTTCTCTAACTGTAGCAATGTTTGGTACTCTTATATCTTTCATCGGCTCATATTCAGTTACTTCAATACCTACTTGAATTGCAAGTTTCCCATCTTTAAGTACTGCTAAAGATTTAGCTTTTTTCAATCCATCTAGTACATCGTACATAAGAGGAGTAGCTGTATTGGTTCCAGGTAATTCTTCATTTTCATCTTTCACTGTCAAGAGTCTATAAGTATCAGTAAACCCTGCGTATTTACCACAAACTATCAATCCTTTAAGTTCTCCACTTTTAGCAATGCTAGCAAAATGATTTAAAACTTTTATATCATCTTCTCTCAAAACTAGAACTTGTTTCCCCATGTTTCTAGAATTGTAATCATTTATATTCATTTCTTCTCCTTCTTTAACTCAGCCAATTTAATCATAATCTTCGCTATATTTAATCCTGTTTTTGTGAGTTCAGCATCATCTTTTTTTAGTTTGTGTAAATTAAGCTGCCTTAATTCATTTCTTGATACACAGATTAAATTATTTATATCGAAATTAGATTTGTCTCCATCCGCAAATATGATTATATGTTTATTTGGAATTTCTCCGTGAATTTCTTTCCAAATAACTCTTTGCTTGTACTCCCAAGTGTTTGGAACTTTTGTTTTCACGAGAGTATATCCCTTTTTATCAACTCTCTCACTTCCAATTGGCTTTTCTAACCAAATAACATCTCCATTTTCGTTATATTTTCTAGGCTTTACACCTGTTTTAACCCCTTTGTTCCATGCGGAAAAACCTCTTTTAAAACACCCTACATTGTATTTTTCATATTTGTAATCTACATTTACCTTTCTTAAGCATTTACTGAAGTAGTTGATGTTTATAGTCTCAACATCATATTTTTCTTTGAGCAGATTAGCCAATTCTTTTAAAGTTTTTTCACCTTTAAAACTTTTTAGAAAATCAATCATTTCAGCTGTGTACTTCATAGATTAACCTTCTAACATTTTAGGTAACTTAGCTGTTGCATCCATCATGTCGTCTTTAAATTTTGCAGCTTTCAAAGCTAACTCGCCGTTACTAATAATTACAGTTGCAAGTTTTATCATAGTTTCGCTCCTACTAATTTCTTTCTCTAACTCTTCTTCTGAAATATTTTCTTTACTAAGTTTATCCATTTGTTCAAATAATTTTGAGTTTAGATCGCTTAATGTATTCATATACAATCCTCCTTAGCCATTAAATCCTTTCCATTCCCATAATTCACCTTTACTATCTCTAACTTTATACTTTAGATTTAGATCAGAAATTACAGTTTTTAACATTGAACTTTTTCTACCCAGCTTCACAGCCAATTCTTTTAATGTCATGTTTGCAGCATTTTCTTTCAGAAAATTTATTTCAGCATCATTTAATTCATAATTTTTTTTATCAAAGATACCTTTTCCAGTTAAAATTTTTCTGATTCTACTTTCACTTGTGTGATATTTTTCCATTATCTTTGCTATCGAAATTCCGTTATTATAATCTATAACTATGTTTTCTTTATCTTCTTCACTAAGTACTTTTCTTTGATTTAAAAGTTCTAATTTATTTTGTTTTAAAATTCTTTTAAGTCTAGCATCTCCTAAAACAAAATATTTTTTTAATTTATCAAAAGAAAAACCTTCTTGTATTTTTGATTTTAATTCTATTAAATTCACAGAATTGTCTCTTGCTATTTTTATATCTCCAATTAAGTTTATTTTACATTCTCTGCATATCCTGCCAAATTTTAAATAAGTACATTTTACTTTTTCAGCTAATTTAAAGTAATTTAATAAAGGATTTGATAAGATTAAGTTTTCTAAAAAATCCTTTTTAACTCCTCTTATTTCTTCTAATGAAAGAAATAATTTTTTTGCTAAGACAGAAGATTTTTCCTGTAAATGATCAACTATAAATTGATGCTCAAATTCCCTATCCCTTCTTTCTTCAATGACTCTATCAGCTTCACACTCAATCATTTTTTTTATAAACATGCTGTTGTATTGGTATCCCATTTCTTTAGCTATCATATCTAGCTCATAAATTCCATATTTATTGAATAATTCACAGAACAATTCTTTTTGTAACTCTTTAATATCTGAAGCATCCATTTGTAATTTCTGACCTAATATTTTATGTTTTTTCATGAGATTATTTTTTATGTAATCTCTTAAAAAAGCATCGTTTTTTAAAGATATTGTGTCCATTCTAACCTCCCACGATATTTTTATACTTCTCCTTCACACTTGATTTATCAATATTTACATAAATCATAGTTGTATTTATGTTTTGATGTCCTAGAACCTGTTGAATTTCTTCTACATCCATTCCTTTTTTTAAGGCCATTGTTGCAAATGTCCTTCTGAATCTGTGAGGGTGTACATTTTCAACCGCAGCTCTAGTTGCGATTGATTTTAATACTCTTCTAATCCCTTCTGTATCAATCTTATTACCAGGAACTTGGTTCCTGTAACATTTATACATTATTCCGTCGGCAACCCACAAATATGGAGTATTGAAATTTCCTCTTTCACTGATGTATTTTTTAATTGCTAAAGCAGCAACTGTGCTTATGAATGCAACTCCTTCTTTATTCCCTTTTCTAACAACCTTGATTTCATTTTTTTCAAAATCTATGTCTCTAATTTTTATGTTAGCTATCTCAGTTGCACGAATAGCACTAGATATCAAAACTTCTAAAATTGCTTTTTCCATTGAGTTTTTACAAGCCATTCTGAGTTTTTCTAACTCTAATTGTGAGAAAGCATATTTTTCAGTTTTTTGACCTTTAACTTTTTTAATCTTTTTAACTGGGTTAATTGTGATGAATTCTTCTTCATTTAAGAAGGAAAAGAAGGAATTTAGAATCCTTCTAATATTATCTACAGATACTGCTTTTTGCTGATTTTTTTCTCTTTCAACAGCTAAGTAAAGCCTAATATCATCTGTCGTAACATTTAAAAAAGATTTTCTTACATACAATGAAAACAGCTCAAGACAGTTTTTATAGTAAGTTAAGCTTTTATCACTTAAATTCTCAGCTTTCTTTGTTAAAAAGAATCTTTTCCAAAGTTCTGCATTAGTCCTGTCCGAGATAACTATTTCATATTTTTTTGAAACGATATCATAGTCTTTCAAATTAATTATTATGATATTTTTTATCTTTTCTATTTCTTCAGAACTAAAATCTCCACTTTTGTCTATCTCAAAAGTTATTTGATTTAAAATTCCATTTTTTATATCTTCCATATCTATTCCTTTCTAAAAAAGCAAATTGTTAAAAGTAAACCAGCTACCAAATGTTTCTCCAGTCAAAGCATTTTTATTCTCACATTTAGCAGTAGCTCCAGCAAGAGTTAGTTGTATGTATGCCATTTGTATTGCATTCTCATCTAAATCACTGCAAACGACTAACACGTTTTTCTGATAGTTAATTCCTTTTTCTTTTAGCACTGCTAGCATTCCTAATAATAAACAAGCTGATCCACATGCAGAATCAGTTATTTTTATTCTGCCTTCTTCTAATTTTTTAATTACATCAGCAGCTTGAGTTTCAGTCATCATTTTAGCTAAATGAAATGGAGTAAAAAACTGTCCTTTCATTTTGTTATGCACTCCTAATTGATGATGTATTTTTCCTAAGTAATCATCAATTCCTTTTTCTTCAAAAAGCATTACTAACTCAGCATGACATTCATAAAACATTTGCATAGTTTTAGCTCCATGCTTCTCTACTAATCTGTTAAACTCCTTTTCTCTATCTTCATATCCATCTCTGTTGCAAGAATTGGCATACGCATAGAACATAGATTTTATCCAGTCGAAGAAGATTTCGTCATAGTTATATTTCTGATCTGTACTTTGAATCTTTTTTACTATATTTTCTATTGATATATTCATTCTTTTCTTTCCTTCCAGTCCATTTCTTCAGCTTCTTTCTTTTCTTTATATAACTTAATTGCCATATCTTTAGCACTATAATTTCTAAGTCCAAGGACTTTTTCACGACTTCTTTTTTTGTATGCTGCATTCTGTTTAGATTTTTCTCTCCAGTACTGTTTTTCACAAACAGCACTACAGTACTTAACTCTTTTATCTTTAAAATCAGTGACATGGACATGAACTCCACAGTATGCACAAACAAACTCTCTTGGGCAGTCTACATTATCGTAAAATTGATTAACTTTTATTCCCATTTTTAATCACCCACATACATTCCATCTCTATGAGAAATTAAACATGGCATTTGTACTGTTTTTTCTGGTGCTTTCAAATCTATGAAATTTAAAACTGTCGCATACCCTCTTGCTAATCTCACATCTATGATAAAATCATTTCCTTTTATAATTAATCCAGGATCTATAAGTTCTCTAGTTGGATCATAATTTATATTGGCTGCACACTTATAGAAGTTGTAAGTATCTATTCTATATTTGCCTTTAATAAAAACCTCTATTACATCAGCATAACTTCTATTATTGTTTTTTAATTCACTTTCTACATACTCAAGTAAATTTATTGTTATCATATTTCCTCCTTGAATTTTTAGTAAATTCGAGATATAATCTATGTGAAATATTACCCAAATATTTTTTCTTAAACATCTGTTTTAGTTTGGTCGCTGTCAACAGATGTTTTTTCTTTTTTATAGCTTTTTCCATTTATAAAATTTAGCCAATGAGCTTTTATAATTAAGTAAGCTCCTCTTTCATTTTCTTCATTTTTCTTTTTGTAGATGCAGCCAGGAACTTCATTAGCTCTTATCAAAGAGTAGACATCATCTTTATTTAACTCTCCGTCAGATAAGGCTACTGCTTCATCTACTGTTATCTTGTAATTTGCCATTTTACACCTCCTTTTTAATTGTTTAATTTTATTAATTGCTCTATGATATCCAAGCACTCATTTTCAACAAAGGCTAAATTGTTACAAGGATCGCTATAAATATGATTAGTGTCAAACCCAATATAATAAGCACCATCCCTAAATCTGTAACCATTATAAGTTAGTCCCCCGTGGCACTCAATATCGTTGATATCGTCATAGTGTTGCTCGAAATAAATATGATTTTTTGGGACTTCTACATATCCGCAATACCAACTAGAAAATCCGTTATCTGTGTGAGTGATAACATAACTAGACCCTTTAAAAATCCCGACTGTAATAACTTCAAAACTCATTTTTTTTATCCTCCTTCAAAATAGATCTCCAAAGTCATATAGCTCTACATATTTGCAGTAGAACTTCCAGATTAAATTGATTAACCATTTTACCTTAGATTTGATATCCTTTAATGAGTAGATTAGCCATATAGTTTTATATTTAATTACATCTTTAAAAGATGTTCTTGCAAAAGTTTCGTCTTCATTAATTTTCATTGCTAACCTCCATCTTTTTATAAGCTTCCATTACTGCTACTACATCTTTTAATTTTGCAGTAGCAGGAAAAGGTATTATTTTTATCAATCTTAAAAATTCATTTCTGTGCACTCCCATTTTCATATCCTCCTTTAATGCTTCATACCACTATAAAGTTTTTCTAAATTATCTAATGCTACATCTCTCATTTCATGTTTACTAACTGCTAAAACATCTTTGATATTTGAGTACCAAATTTCAGCTATTTTCTTATCAGAATAGTGGCTGTAGTTAATTCCTAATAAGTCCATTTGTGGTTTACCTCCCAGTACAATCAATCCAAATATTATCTTTGCTTCATGATTTTTAAAATATAAATCTTCCATTTTTTCTTCTCTCCTTATTTTGTGTTATAATCATCTCTAAGGAGGTGATTATTGTGAGAATGGATATTGATTGCATTAGAGATATTCTTCTTCAAGCTGAAGAAACTCCATTTACTGTTTATCGTGATTCTGATGATAATGATGACAATGAAGATTCTGAACTTTCTTTTATATCCAAATATGATGATAAAACTCTTTTATATCATATTAATCTTTCTGATGAACTTGGATTAATAAAAGCTTCTATATGTATAGGAATGTCATCTGTTTACGATTTATCAGCACAAGGTCATTTGTTTCTAGCTGACATAAGAGAAGATAATGTTTGGAATAAAACTAAAGAAATTTCTAAGCAAGTTGGTGCTTCTTCTCTTGATACAGTGAAACAAATTGCTATAAATGTTGTTTCTTCACTTATCAGTGGATATTTCCAAAAGTGATATATCCTTAAATTCAATGATTACACTTTCATTTATTCCGTTTGATGTGTAATCATTTTTTATTTCTACTTTCGAAATATTCTTGTACTCTCTTCCATCAATTTCCACTTTTGAAACTTCATTTTCTTTTTTTGATATTTTTATTTTCATACTTCTCCTTTTTTCACTTAAAGTGAAATTTTTATTTAAAAAAATATTTCATCTACTGTTTTTTTATAATAGTCGGCTATTTTTTTCTTTGTTTCATCGTTTGGAATTCTATAATCATTCTCATAGTTAGAGTAAGCTGAAGGTAAAATTCCTAGTTCTTTTGCTATTTCTATTTGTCTTTTATTACCTCTAAGTTTTTTTAATTTCTCACCTATAGTCATAAAATCACCCCCTTTTTCTATTTCACTTTTTGTGAACAAAATAATACTATCATATCTTAAAATTTTTGTCAACACTTTTCGTGAAAAAAATTTCTTGATTTTTTCCACGAATGGTGTATAATTGTTTTAAGAGGTGATATTAATGGCTGAAATTAAAGATAGAATTTTAGATCTTAGAATAGAAAATTCTTTAACTCAAAGTCAAATGGCTAAAATTTTTGATGTTGGAATAAGTACTATTAGTATGTGGGAACAAGGTCAAAGAATTCCTAGACCAAGTACTTTACAAGAAATATGTGATTATTTTAATGTCGATATGGACTACTTAATGGGAAGAAGTGACATTAAAAATAGATATCAAGCCGGCTTAAAATATGACTGGGAAGATAAAAAACAAGAAGATTCTAATATAGATATGAATACTATAAATA